CGCTGGGAAGTTGTTGGCGAGTTCACTCGCGCTCTGAAAGTGCTCGCGCGTGAGCTTGACGTTCCTGTGATTGTGCTCGCTCAGCTGAATCGACAGAGCGAAGGCGCTGGCGGCGCTCGCAGACTTCCGAGTCTGGCTGATCTTCGCGAGTCTGGGTCGATCGAGCAGGATGCAGATGTCGTGATGCTGCTTCAGCGAAGCATGCAAGATGACGAAACGCCGGGCGACGAGCTCGAAGTTATCGTCGCGAAGAATCGTCACGGTCAGACAGGGCGCGCGACTTTATTCTGGGAAGGTCACTTCGCTCGCGTTTCGCACTATCGTTTCTAACAGGCAAACAATGAAAGGCACACACAATGATCGAAGATGAAGAGATCGACAACATCTTAGAGAACGCGATCGAGACAGCGAGAGCGACGCTGCCGCTGTATCAGCTCGAAAGAGTGCAACATCGAATTGTTCAGCTCGAAGTCGAGCTCGCGAACGCGCGACGCGATCTTAGCTCAGCTGCTCGCATCGCAGACAGAGCACGCTCAGCGCGACGAGATCTCACTGGGCTGGAAAAAGTTCGAGGCGGGCGGCTGAGTGTTCATGCTCTGACGCTGCTGAGAATGATCATCGACGGCGACGAGTGAACGCGAGACAGATCGCGACGATGATCGTCTCGATGCGGCGACTCGTCGTGCTCGGCATGATCGCTGAGCTGACAGATCAAGCTGACGAATACGATCGTCTGCTCGCTGCGTTCGATGAGATCGCGAGAGATCTGCCGCTGTGGGTTGTGTGGCGCGACGGAGTATCTGATCGAGTGATCGAGCCGTCTCGTCGAAAGGTTGATCGTGAGGGGATACTTGCTCAGTCGTCGAACGCGAATCATCAGCATCAGATGACGCGACAGGCTGAGATCGAAACTTGGGCGTGTGAGTGCGGCTTCGCATACATGCCCGCAACACGACCGCGACGAGAGCGCGGCGATCGTCGACGCTGACAGCGACGACATACCCCTACAGAAGGAAATAAAAATGGCTGGCGAAACACTCATCACAGTGATCGGGAATCTGACAAGCGACCCGGAACTTCGATACACCCAGAATGGCAAAGCTGTCGCGAACGTGACGATCGCGAGCACGCCGCGAACATTCGATCGAGCGTCAAACGAATGGAAAGACGGCGACACTCTGTTCATGCGTTCGAGCGTGTGGGGAGACTTCGCTGAGCATGTCGCGAGCTCGCTGAGCAAAGGCTCGCGAGTCATCGCTCAGGGCGTGCTGAAGCAAAAGAGCTACACAACGAAAGAAGGCGAGAATCGCACGAGCTATGAGCTCGACGTTCAGGAGATCGGGCCGTCGCTGCGTTACGCGAAAGCGACAATCACGCGAGCGGGGCAGTCGAGCACGGCAACGCCGATCGCGACATCTTCATCGAGCGACGTTTGGGCTGCTCAGCCGCAGAATGTCGCAGACGATACGCCATTCTGATGAAGTGAATTGAGCGGGTGCCTCACTCACGAGGGCACCCGCTCAGTGTCAGCGGAGGAAAGGCGACTCGACTGCCGACTCTGAGACTCTATCGCATGACACTACGATGAAAACGACTATCTGAAAGGCAAGGATGAAGCATAAAAAACTGGCGCTCGCTGAGCTGCTGTCACTCGAAGGCAACGCGCGGCGCGGAAACGTCGATCTGATCGCTGAGTCTCTGAGCGTGAATGGGCAGTACAAGCCGATCGTCGTGAATGTTGGCACGCATACAGGGCGCGCGCTCGAAGTGCTCGCGGGTAATCACACAGTTCAGGGGGCTCGTCAGCTGGGATGGACAATGATCGACGCTGTGCTCGTCGATGTCGATCGAGACGCGGCGTTACGCATCGCACTCGTCGACAATCGATCGAACGATCTCGCGACATACGACGACTCAGCGCTCATCGCGCTACTTCAGGAAGTCAACACTCTCGAAGGCACCGGGTTCGACGACGGCGAGATCGATCGTCTGCTCGCGCTGCTCGACGAGTCTGACGAGTTCGGCGGCGACGCTGACAGCGAAGATGTCGCGATGAACTGGGGAGTCATCATCAGCTGCTCGAATGAGAGCACTCAAGCTCAGACGCTCGACGCGCTGATCGCTCTGGGCTATGACGTTCGCGCGGTCATGTAATGCGCGAGATCATCGAACTGTCGACGCAGATCACGAAGAGCGCGCGCACAATGCAAGTCGCGAGCATGTTCGACTACACACCGGGCGAAGTTCAGATCACACGATTCGAGCATGATCTTCCGATCGAGACGAAGCCGTGGCAGATTGGTTTGATCGTCGGGCCGTCTGGCGGCGGTAAGAGTGTTCTCGCTCGACGTATCTGGGGCGATCTCGTCGTCGAGCGCATGAGCTGGGATGAGCGCGCGATCGTCGAGAACTTCCCGCGCGAAGCGTCGATCAGCGAGATCACTTCGACGCTGACAGCTGTCGGATTCGGGACAGTTCCCGCGTGGCTGAGATCTTATTCGTCGCTGTCAAACGGTGAACGCTTCAGAGCTGACATGGCGCGAGCGATGATTGAAGCAACTGACTCGATCGTCATCGACGAGTTCACGAGTGTTGTCGATCGGCAAGTCGCGAAGATCGCATCTCACTCAGTTCAGAAGACGATCAGACGCGGCGATCGTCAGTTCGTCGCTGTGACTTGTCATTACGATGTCGAGGACTGGCTTCAGCCGGATTGGTCTTACGACGTATCGACTCGCGAGTTCTCTTGGAGGTTGGTTCAACCCCACCCTGAGATCAAACTCGAAGTCCGAAAAGCGTCTCGCAGAGAATGGGATGTCTTTAGCCGTCATCACTATCTGAGTGCTGATCTCGCGTCAGCTGCTCAGTGTTTCGTCGCGACGATTGACGATCGCCCAGTCGCGTTCACTTCGTATATTCACTTCATGCACCCGAAAGCTAAAGACATCAAGATGCTTCATCGACTCGTGGTTCTGCCCGACTATCAGGGGCTTGGAATCGCGTCGCGGCTCAAAGACTGGTTGGGGCTGCATCTCTGGGAAAACGGTTGGCGGCATCGAAGCGTAGTCGCACACCCTGCCATGATCAGAATGTTCTCGCGCTCGTCTCGCTGGGTGTCAAAAGGGGGCGGCAATATGGCGACAGGGCCGAAGTCTCAAAACGCGAAGGGCAATCTCGACTCTCGGCGGCTCGTCGTCAGATCGTTTGAGTACACAGCGCCAGCTGGTGTCGCACGAGGGAGAAGATAAGACGATGGGTGAGAACACAGAGCTTCAGACGAGCGATCGATCGACGACGCGAACGCTGATCGCGATCGTTCATGACGATCAGGGGGAGCTGCTGCGGGCGGGTGAAGTCGAAACGTGGGCAGTGTTGTCGCAGAGCATCGACGGTCACGCTGTCGTCTCGCGAGTTGATACTGGCGCGGGGCACGGCAACTCTCGTCTGTCGCTGCTCGTCGAGATCGACGGCGAGCGCGTCGCTCATGAGTATGTCGACATCGCGGCGCTGGCTGATCTTTGGGTGAACGCTGTCGTCGATGCTGAGATGGAAAAAAGAAAAGACTCAGCCAGCTAGACGAAACGCTGTTCAGTGTGTGATGATGTTCTCACGAGCGAAACAACTCGCTCGTGAAACGAAAGGCATCTCATGGCACACGAACTGAACGAACTTGCACCCGGCATCCACAGCTTCGCCAGCGCGAAGCTCGACGCGTGGCACAGACTGGGGACAGTCGTCGACGACGCGATGAACGCAGAGCACGCGCTCGCTGCTGCTCACTTAGCTGGCTGGAACGTGCGGAAGACGCAGATCTTCGCTCGCGACGAGCACGGCAACGAAGTCGCAATCGGCAACCGCTTCGCGACGATCTACACGAACCCGATCTCGAACGCGTCGACCTATCTGGGAGTCGTGGGCGGGCACTATACGCCGATTCAGAATGAAGCTCACGCTGATCTGCTCGACGCGATCGTCGACGAGTCAGGGGCACACTTCGAGACAGCTGGCTCACTTCGCGGCGGGCGTGAGACGTTCATCACAATGAAGATGCCAGAGACGATGCTCATCGGCGGCAAAGACGCTGTGGATATGTATCTGATCGGGCTCAACTCTCATGACGGCACTTCATCGTTTCGCTTCATGATCTCGCCTGTTCGAGTTGTCTGTGCGAACACTCAAGCGGCTGCTCTTCGATCTGCTGTGTCGTCGTTCAGCGTTCGCCACAATGGCATCGCGTCGAGTCGTCTGCAAGAGGCGCGCGAAGCTCTGAGCATGACCTGGAAGTACGCCGAAGAGTTCGAGCTGAGCGCTCAGATGATGATCGAGAAGTCGATCTCTGATCGCGCGTTCGACAAGATCACAGCTCAGCTGTTCGGCGGGGCGACTGCGACGACAGCTCGCGCGAAGAACGTCGTCGACGAGCATCGCGCGGGGGTCAGCGCGATCTGGAACAGCGACGGCGACACGATGCGCGGCATGCACGGCAATCGCTGGGGCGCGTATCAGGCGATCACTGAGTACATTGATCACAACATGGGCGTTCGATCGACTGGCGACTCTGCTGATGTAGCTCGCGCTCGCCGCGTCGTTACGTCGAAGAGTGTTCAGTCGATCAAAGAGACGGCGTTCTCTGCTCTGTCGCGTTCGGTTCTGAAAGTCTGAGATCAGCACAGCGTCGCTCGAACGTGCGGGCGACGCTGTAGTCTGTTCTCATGAAGCAAACGATGACAACATATCTGACACTCGCAGAGATCGCGGCAGACATCGATGTCACAGTCGGGTCGATGCGCGTCTATCATCAGCGAGCGCTGAAGAATCGACGCGACAACACAACGCGACCCGGCGATCTGCCGCCTGCTGATGCGACGTTCTCGCGCACGCCCGCGTGGACTCGTCAGACTGTCGACGCATGGAAGCTGAAACGACCAGGGCGCGGCTCTGGCGGCGGTCGTAAAGCGTGAACGCTGCTCGACGATACTCACGCATCATCGATCACGCTAACGCGGCACAAGCGCTCACAGCGGTTCCCACAGTCCTAGAACTGCATGCGCGAGAGCTCGCGAGACTGAACGTGGCAACGCATAAGGGCGGAAGCACGAGCTACACCCTCACCGACGAGGGGCAGGCTGAGATCTACGCTGCGATGAAAGTGAACTCACAGATCGCCAAACGGGCTCGCATCGAACGCGCGTCGACTCGACGAGCTGACGAGCAAGCGAAATACACTGCTCAACAGTGGGCGCGAAACGCGTTCACAGAATGAAAGGTCACAGCATGAACTTTCCACAGACAGAGAACAGCTGATGCTCGACGACATCGCGAGCTTCGTCGCTGATCACTTCGCGACGTTTCTGATCACAGCGATCACGCTCATCGTCATCTCGTCAGCGGGGCTCATTCTCGACAGTCAGCTTCAGCGCCGCAAATGGCGAAAGAAAATGAGTCAAGACGCATGAGCGACGACGACATCACAGTCGACACGCCAGACTCAGACAAGGGCGAAGTGTTGAGCGTCTGGACAACACTGAACGCGATGACAGCGATGAGCCAGCTGATCAAGCCAAAAGAGACACTCGATGAGTGATCACAGTTCGACAGCTCAGCTGAACGCATATCTGACACAGCTCAGCGAGCTCACTGCCGAACAGTGGGGAGCGGCACGCAATTCAGCACGACGCATCTCAGAGAGCGCTCAGAAGAGCGCTGAGCGTCGCGAAGCTATCACTTGGGTTGTCGTCACAGCACACACAGCGAAACGACACAACGCTCGCGTGACAGCTGCGCAGTCAGCGCGAACGATCGCGAAGCTCGGCGGCTGCGACGCTGCTCGACGCATGCCAGCAAACGCCGCGCTCGCCGCTGAAGCGATCATCGTTCGAGATCTCATCACAGTCGAACAGTTCGCAATCGTCACAGCCGCCATGAAAGCAACAGGAATCAACTTCGACACCCTCGACAGCTAAACGAAAGGCACGCATCATGAACACTGAACCACGCGAAGATCGACTCAAGTTCGTCGAAGAACTCAAACAGCTCGCGCCGACATCGAACATCTCGACGATCGCAAACGAATACGGCGACAGCGCCGCCGTCGACTGGCTCAGCATCATCGAAACACGATACGAGCTCGACGCGATCGACTTACGCTCAAAACTGTTCGCCAAACACCCGCATCTCAAGCAACTCGTCAGACATGCACGAGAAGCCGCCGAACGACTCGAACTGGACTTCAGCTATCTCATGAGATCTCACGAGTACGAAGAGCAACAGTCGAACACGATCGTCAACTCATGACAATCAGACGGCTCGGCATACATCGCGACAGCGTGCCTCTCAGCGTCTCGAAAGCAAACTACGTCGACGACGACGGCGCGCTCTCGCACTACAACGAACGAACAGGAATGGAATATCAAATCCACGAAGTCGAAGAAGGCATCTTCCTCGAAGCATGCCACGAAGATGTCGGACTCGTGACTTGGTATTCAGCAGACAACATCGACGAAGTATGGGAAGAAATCGAACACTAAACGAAACGCGCGAAGCTCGCAGGTACGCTGTGACAAGTCGAACAGAGTTGGAGACTCATGACACAGCAACCGACTGGGGCGGACAGATCAAAGATCACGCGACAGACAACAGCCACAACTGACCCAGTGAAGCCCGCTATCAGGAAGCCGCGCGTCAAGAGCACGATCACAGCGAAACGCGATCAGAGCGAACGCGTCAAGAAGCCCACAGTGAAGTCGCGCGCTCAGTACGAGAAAGATGCTGCTGAGAAACGCCGTCAAGCTCTCGACATGCGAGCTCGTCGAATGACGTATCAGCAGATCGCAGATCGTATTGGTTGGGGCAGTCGCGGCACCGCTCATCAGCAGGTCGCGAAAGAGCTGAAGCTCATCCCGCGTGAAGCGGCGAAAGAGCTGCGACAGATCGAACTCGAATCACTCGATCAGGCTGAGCGTGCTCTTGGCGCTCGCATCATGCAGGGAGATCTGGGCGCGATCGATCGCATGATCAAGATCAAAGACATGAGAGCGAAGCTGACTGGACTGTACGAGCCTGCTGCTGATTCTGGTGTCGACGAAGTGCGCGTCGTGCTGGGTGCGTTCATCAGCTCTGTGCTGAAGCTCGACGCAGACGGACAGCTGGAAGACGAGAGTGAAACGAATGAGTAACGCTGTTACAGATGTATTACCGCTGTCGCAGAAACAAACGCGCGTGCTCGCACGATCAACTAAGCGAGTGAACTTGTATGAAGGCTCAATCAGATCAGGCAAAACATTCACTCAGCTGATCGCGTGGCTCGTGTTCATCGCGACAGCCGCCCCGAAACGGGGGGCACTTGTCATGATCGGCAAGACACGAGAGAGCACGTTTCGCAATCTGTTCGAGCCGATTGAGAACGACCCAACTCTGGCAGTGTTCAGGCCGTTCGTTCACTATCGTCAGGGAGCCCCAACAGCGCTCATGTTCGGGCGCGTCGTTCATATCATCGGCGCGAACGACGCGAAAGCTGAGTCGAAGATTCGAGGCTTCACCGTGGCAGGGGCACTCGTCGACGAGCTCACTGTTCTACCGCGTGAGTTCTTCGCTCAGCTGCTCGGCAGAATGAGCGTCGACGGCGCTCGACTGTTCGCGACAACGAACCCAGACGCGCCGCGACACTGGCTGAAAGTCGACTATCTCAATCGAATTGGCGAGCTCGTCGATTGGTACGTCGAGCACTTCACAATGAGAGACAACCCGGGACTGTCGAGTGAGTACATCGAAAGTCTCGAACGCGAACACTCTGGCGTTTGGCGACAGCGCTTCATCGAAGGCTTGTGGGTGTCAGCTGAAGGCGCTGTATACCCTGAGTTCGATGTCGACAAGCATGCGATCTCACGCGCGTCTCTGCCCACGATCGACGAAGTGCTCATCGTCGGACTCGACTACGGAACAACGCATCGAACGCGCGGCTATCTGCTCGGCAGAGGGCAACGTCTCGTCTCTGACATCGACGGCGTAACAGTCAGCCGTCCAGCTCTGTTCGTTCTCGACGAGTTCGCACCAGACACAGCGACAGTCGGACAACACGTTTCGATGCTTCAGAATTGGCTCGCAGATCAGCCAGTCGAATCATGGCGACGACCCACCTGGATAGCTGTCGACCCTGCTGCTGCTGTCGTCAGACAAGAGCTGTTCGATCGTGGACAGACAAACACAATTCGAGCTCATAACAGTGTGCTCGCGGGTATTCAGACGATCTCGTCGCTGCTCGCAAACGATCGACTGTTCATCGTGCGCGAGTCGTGCCCTCACTTGATCAACTCATTACCCGGCTACAGGTGGGACAGCGCTGCTGCTGCGAAAGGCGAAACGCGCCCGATCAAGCAAGACGACGACGAAGCTGACGCGCTCAGATATGCGATCTTCACTTCGCGTCGCTACTGGCGAGACACGATTCCGTTAGCGCCAGCTGACAATCGCGAGAGCATGGAAGATGAGTGAGCGTCTGTCGCTGACGAACTCGACGCGCTATCACGGTACGATCATGATCAACTCGGCGGGGCCGATAAGCGAATCGACAACGAGAGCGAGAGCCTGATGGGTCTGCCCGAGAATAATATCGAATGGCCTCCCGAGCGGGAGACAAGCGCCTACGATCGTATGCGAGTGAACGCTACTTGGTACGGCGGCGACCCGGCAAAGCTGGGGCAACTGTACGGCGGCACAGCATCAACTTCGTCAGTGAGCTCACCGCTGAAGCATGCGATCTCTCGCTGGTTCGGCTGGTTCTGGGCTAAGTACGACGCGACTGCCCCTGATGACAAGATTCATGTTCCGATCGCTCAAGACATCGCTCAGCTCAGCTCTGAGCTGCTGTTCGGTGAGGGTGTCAGGTTCGTCGTCAAATGGCCTGAGACGCTGGCAGACGGGCAACAGCTGAGCGTCGAGCAGACTGCTGATCTCGCGCGCACTCAGTCACGACTTGACAAGATCATCGACGAGACAGGCTTCATCGCGACGCTCATCGCTGCTGCTGAGACAGCTGCGGCTCTGGGTCGAGTTGGGTTTCGCATCAGCTATGACGCGACAACAATGAGCATGCCCACGATCGCACGCATCGAGGGCGACGCGCTTGTCCCTGAGTATCGATTCGGCCAGCTGGAAGCGGTTACATTCTGGTCGATCGTCTACTCAGACGGCGACACTCGCTGGCGACACTTAGAACGACACGAGCGCGGGCGCGTTTATCACGGCTTGTATCGCGGTTCAGTGTCGAAGCTGGGCATGAGACTGCCTCTTGCAGATCATCCCGCGACAGCGAGCTTGGCGGCACTCGTCGATGACGAGAGCTCGATCGCGATGATCGAAAATCGTCTCGACGCGATCAGCGTTCCGAATCTGTTGCCTGACCCGCTCGATCGTTTGGGCTACGCGGGCCGCTCAGACTTCAGCCCTGGCGCGATCACACTGTTCGACGCTATCGATCGCACGATGACAAGTCTCATGCGCGACATCGAAGACGGAAGATCTCGTCTGCTCGTCGCGGACTACATGCTCGAAAAAGGTGGCCCCGGGGGAGGCGCGAGCTTCGACCCCGATCAGCGTCTCTTCACTCGTCTGAAGCGTCAGCCTGGCGAGAGCGGCGATGCACCCATCGATCAAGTGCAGTTCAGAATTCGCGTCGAAGAGCACGTTCGCGCGCTCGACATGCTCGTTCGACGCGTGATGGAATCATGCGGCTACACACCTAGCGCTGATCAGGGTGAGTCGAATCGCAACATGACAGCGACAGAGTTCAGCGGGCGTGCGAAGAAGTCACTCATGACTCGTGAGAAAAAACTGCGCTACTTCAGACAGATCGAACACCTGCTCGAAACGCTCATTCATGTCGACGCTCGATTCTTCGGCTCTGGCGTGACTGCGTATCCTGTGCGACTCGAAGTGCCTGACGCTGTTCAGCCGTCAATCATGGAGCTCGCTCAGACTGTCGCGCTCGTGCGATCAGCTCAAGCCGCGTCGACTGAAGTTCTCATCGGCATGCTGCATCCCGATTGGAGCCCCAAAGAAGTCAGCGAAGAAGCCGCGAAGGTGCGCTCTGAGAATGGGCTCAGCGACCCGACTCTCGTCGGACTGTTCGGCCCAGCTGATCTGCCAGGGGAGCCTCTGCCAGCTGTCGAGAGCTGATCATCGTGGACAGCTCGACTGTGTGGCTGTTCGTCACAGCTGTCGGAGTTGTGATCGGCATACTGCTGCTGTTCATCTCTGATCGTTGGGGTAAGTAATGCCGGAGACTGCGAGAGACTGGCAAGCCGCGTCGCGCGTCGCTGACATCTATCGAGACGCTGAGCTTCGCATCATGACGCGCGTCAGCGGTGTCATATCTCAGGGACTCGACGCGCCAGATTACGAACTGCGAACGCTCGCGCGCACTCAACAACTGCGAGCTGAAGCGATCGAAGAGCTGCGTCTCGCTGACGAGCAAATGGCGACAGCGTATGAGCGGGGCGTGCGTGATCGTTACGAGCGCGGCAACATGGCTGGCTTCACTGATCTGAGTGACATCATCGAGCCGATCGAAGTCGCGTCGTCGACTCAGCGTGCCGCTGTCGAACGCTTGCAAGAAGAAATGGCACGCGTCACGAAAGATGCGTCGAGCGCAATCTTGAGAACGACGACAGACTCATTCAGAGCAATCGTCGGCAGAATCACTGGGTCGATCGTCGCACGCGGCGAGTCTCGTCGAGCTGCTGCTCAGCGCGCCGTCGATGAAGTGTTCTCTGCTGGCGAGTCAGAGTTTCGTGACAGCGCGGGCAGACGATGGAGGATTCCCGAGTACGTCGAAATGGCGACGCGCACCAGTTACGCGAGAGCTCAAGTTCAGGGGCACGAAGACGCGCTGCAAGCTGTCGGACTTGATCTCGTCATCGTTCAGCCTGGCCCGCGCGCTTGCAAGATCTGTGATCGTTGGGCGCGCGCCATTCTGTCGCGTAACGGGCAAACAGGCACAGTCAAAGAGTTCGATTACAAGACTGGCGGCGACATCGAAGTGACGATCGACGCGACGCTCGAAGAGGCACGCGGCGCCAAGTTTCAGCATCCGAACTGTCGATGCACGATCTCAGCGTTCATCCCTGGTGTGACGAAGCGCGGCGACATCGAGCGCCCGCCGTGGGATGAAAAAGGGTATGACGATCAACAGCGTCAGCGTGAAATCGAGAGACAGATTCGCGAGCTGAAGCGGAAGCGTGCGACGGCGCTGTCGCCTGAGCGTGAGCGTGAAATGGATGCGAAGATCGCGGCGGGGCAGGCGCGCATGAAACAGCATCTCGAAGATAACCCAGAGCTGAAGCGTCAAAGCGATCGCGAGCAGATCTCAGGGCGATTCGGCACGCCTGACGAGAGAGCTGCTGAAGCTGCTCGTCGCGCGACGCGACGCGACGAACGCGCGAATCGTGCTGAGACGGCACCATTGACGCGCACAGACGATGACAGCCCGACGACGAGCTCGACTAACAGCGTGCGCGTGAACTCTGTCGACGCGCGTCTCGAAGCTCGCTTCGGGCGTGGGCCTGCTGAGTCGATGAGAGACGCGACGATCACAGCAAAAGTGAACCCGCGCGTGAACGACACTCTCGACTATCAAACGAACTGCCACAACGTCGTGAGCGCTGTCGAGCTGCGAGCTCGCGGATACGACGTAATCGCACGCCCGACAGTGAATCAAGCTGGTCGACCCATGAGCGCGATCGCTCGCGACTGGGAGACTGAGAGCGGCGAGACGCGCTCGTTCACTTCGCTGAAAGAGCATGGCTCGACGGCGCTGATCGCGATGAAGCGTCTCGTCGCTGACATGCCGAACGGCGCGCGCGGGTTCATGGCTGGCGCTTGGAAGAATCAGCGCGGCGCTGGGCATATATTCAGCTGGGCGAAGAAAGATGATCGAATCGTTCTTTACGACGGTCAAGTCGACGCGACAGCTGACGACTCTCCGAGTCGATACCCCGCGAAGATGAAGTTCGACACGATGCAGATGCTTCGAGTCGACGATCTCAATCCGAGTGAGCGAACTGAGAGAACTGTTCAGAGGCCAGACGAGGGGCGCGACGACGGTCTGACTGTGAAGAAGATTGAGCGTGCTCAGGCTGAGCTCAGAGCTGTCGCGACTGATGAAGCTGACGCGCTCGCTGAGAGTGCTCGTCTGGCAGATGAGCGCGATGACGAGAGCACGACTGAAGAGCGTGTAGAAGAGATCAGACAACAGCGAAACGCGATCGCGCGATTCTTGACTTTCCTTGATCGACGAAAGCGTGAGCTGAAGAGTGCCATTCGTGTTCTCAAGACAATGAGCTAAGATGCGCTCATGATGAGAACATTCGATGAAGCTAGAGAGATCGTCGCGCTGCAATTCGGCTCACTGTGGGGCGGTACTGAAGGCACGTTCTACGTCGACACTCGTGGCGCTGAAGATGATGAAAGCTATCTCGTCGAGTGGGGCGCGCGTGAATGGCTCGTCGATCGAGATCTTGACTTCATGCTGCTGAACAATCTCGCGACGTTCGTCGTGAAGGCGACTGGCGCTGTCGTGACTGAGATCTATACGACGCAGATCTCGCGCATCGATCTGATGCGAGTCGTCAAGGGGTCGACTCATGTCGAGATTGACTGACGCGCGTCAACTTGTGTAGCCAGCTGGTTCATGTACTATGTACTCATGACGCAAACAAAGGGCGTCACCAATGAAAGGCATCTCATGAACAGCACACTCTCAATCGTCTCAGCCGCTCACACTCTCGAAGCTGTCGCATACGAAGCCGAACAGCAAGCCTGGGCCAGCTGGTTTCGCGCTCGCACGCCCGCTGGCAAAGAGCGAATCATGGAGATCGTCTTAGTTCGACAGCTCGCGCTCAAAGAGGCGACCGCTGTTCACACTCAAGCGCGACGCGCACAGCTCGCGCTACTCGACGACGCGACTCTTGATCAACTGCTCATCTCGGTTCGTAATCATCTGTACGAGGCTCAGATGTCAGACTACTCAATCGAAACGATCGAACGCGATCAGCGCGATCTTGCCGATCTCAAGAGCGTGATCGCTACGCGCACGAACTAACTCAGCCACAGCGACACCCAGCGCCGCCTCAGAGCACGAAGAGGCGGCGCTTCGTCGTGCGGCCAGCTGACCGCCTATGCTGTTCTCATCACCCAAACATGAGTGCCCCACGAAAGGAAGCAACATGAGCGACACGACACCCAGCGGGACTGGCGAGTCGAACGGCACGCGAGAGAACGACGCGAGCGCGCCAGCTGCGCCGATTCCCGGCCCGCCGCCCGCACAGCCAGACGCGACTGTCGCACTCGACGCAAACGCGCCAGCTGCTCAAGCGCCAGTCGACGGCGATGACTCACCGTGGAGTGACCCAGACAAAGCCAAGCGCGAGATCGAGCGACTTCGCAAAGAGAACGGCGACGCGCGAGTGAACGCGAAGAAGAGCGCCGCTGACGAAGCACGATCAGAGATTCTGAAACAGATGTCAGCCATGCTCGACCCGAACTCGAAAGGTGAAGAGCTCACAGCTGAGCAGATCACCGCGAAGCTTGGCGAGACAAGCTCTGAGCTCGAAGGTTCACGACGCGAGCTCGCGATCACTCGTGAAGCGTGGGCAAGCAACGTCGACCCCGCGAAGATCGACTATCTGAATTACGTTCTAGCGCGTCGAGAAGATGTCAGAGCGTCTGACCCAGCCAGCGCGGAGTTCAGTGGTACGCTCGCGACAGCGATCAAAGAAGAGATCGCGAAAGATTCGTCTCTCAGGCTGTCGGGTGCGGCCAGCGGAACGGGTAGCCCTCAATTCGGTGGAGCCGGTGACAGTGGGGCAATGTCGAAGGCTGAGTTCTCAGCGCTTCCATACGCGAAGCGCGTCGAGCTCTACAACACCAATCGAGCCGAATACGAACGGCTCGTAAACGCCTAGAGAGGGCAAATATCATGGCTCAAACAAAAGCATCAGATCTGATCGTTCCCGAAGTTTGGGGCGATGCAGTTATGGAGCGCGTCGTCGGAAACACTGTGCTCTTGCCGCTGGTCGATGTCGACGACACTCTCGTCGGACAGCCTGGCGACACTGTTCACTTCCCCAAGTTCGCTTATATTGGTGACGCTGACGATCTCGTCGAGGGTGTCGCGATGACCCCTGTCAAGCTCAGCATGACTGACAGCTACGCAGTCGTGAAAGAGGCTGGCAAGGCGATCGAGCTCACTGACAGCGCGATCGTGAACGCTCTTGGCCGCCCGAACGATCAGGCTCGCAATCAGCTGGCTCTGTCGATCTCGCGGAAGCTCGACGCTGACATTCGTTCAGCTGCGGAGTACGAGCACACGAACACGGGCGCGTCTGACCCTGAAGCGACGACAGCGCCGCTGAAGATCAGTCACGCGGGGCCGTTCTCGTGGGCTGCATACGTCAAGGGTGTCGCTCTCTTGGGCGATGAGTATGACCCTGCTGAGCTGGGCGGCATCATCGTTCACAGCTCACAGCATGTCGATCTGCTGAACGATGAGAAGTTCATCAGCTCAGACTCGATGGGCCCAAACTCAGTGATCACGCGCGGAATGGTCGGCGCAATCGGCACCGTGTCTGTGTTCGTCAGCGATCGTGCGACTGCTGTCGTCGACGCAGACGGCGCAACTGCTGGCAATCAGGCTGGCCGTCGCGCGCTCATCGTTCGTCAGGGGGCACTCGCGCTGAAGTACAAGCGCCGCCCGATCGTCGAAAGCGATCGCGACATTCTGACGCGCACGAACCTGATCACCACGAATGTTCACTACGCAGTCAAGCGCGTGGATGACCGTGGCGTGGTTGTCATCACGACCGTCACGGCGGCTTAGTCGTGGGCGCTACAGGGTTCCGTCGTCGTCATCGCGAGAGCGCTGCGTCTGCTGTCGCTGTAGCGGCTCCCGCTAAAGATGCAAAGATCGCGGTCTGGCGTGAGTTCGCGGCTCAACAGGGTCACGATGCTGAGCTGATCGCGGGACTGTCAAAGAGCGACATCGTTCAGCTGTTCGCTGAAGAGCAACAGTCAAGCGGGGACATCAGTCGGACAGGCTCTGAAGAGTCTGTCGAGCTGGTCGAAGCGTTCGACGAGCAGAGCAACTAAGCCGCGCAAATGAACCGCCCAGTCGACGACTACGTTCTCGGCTGGGCGTTTCGTTTGTCGATCAGAGACGAGAGACAATGTTGATCTACGCCACAGCGGAAGAGCTTCGCGACTTCATGCACGGTGAGGGCTCGTCTGCTGCTCTCGTCGTCGGAGCTCACGCGCTGCTCAGAAAAGCAAGCGAGCTGATGCTCGACTACACAGCGAGCGCAATCTATTCCACAGACGCAGACGGCTACCCAGTCGACAGTGTGAAGCGTCAAGCGTTTCGATCAGCTGCATGCGCTCAGACTGAAGCGTGGGTCGACGCAGGTGTCACCCCTGGCACGCTCGCTGTGATGAGCTCGCGTTTGATTGCGTCGAAGTCTCTTGGCGGGCGCTCTGTTGCTTACGAAGTGAACGGCGCGGCAACTGCTGAGCGAAACAATCTCGCGAGCGGGCGCGTCGTCGTCGCGACTGCGATCGGATATCTGAGTCGCGCGGGACTGCTTACGACTCGCGTCGTCAGTCTCACGAGAGGGTCGACTCTTGTCTGAGTTCGCTGCTGAGTTCGATGACTTTCTCACTGAGCAAGTTGGGGTCGAACAGTATCTCGGCGCTGGCATGAACGGGCCGCAGTTTGGCCCATTCATCGTCGTGCCAGCTGTAGGCGAGACGAAGCTGATGATCGAAGATGTACGTCGACTGGTGCGCGACTCGCTCGGCAATCAAGTCGTGAGCGAGTCGACGATCTACGTGCCGCGCGAGTCAGCTGGCCGCTTGGCGTTACACTCGCGCGTGACAATGCCAGACGGTCGCGTCTCTCGTGTCATCAGAGTCGCGTCGTTCAGCCCGTACAGTGGCGACGAGCATGAAGTCGTGAACGTCGAATGAGTTTCTTCAGAGATCTCGGCCCGCTGCTCGACGGCGTGAAAGCGCTGAAGACTGCGAGCGTGAACGGCAAAAAGAAGGGGCTCATCATCGCTGCTGAGCACGTTCTCTCAGTGTCGAATCAGCGAGTGCCTCATGAGACGGGAGATCTCGCTCGATCTGGCGGCATCAGTCAAGACGACAGCGGGCGAACTGCGATCTCTTACGACACGGATTATGCCGTCGTTCAGCATGAAGATGTTTCGCTCAGACACGATGCTGGCCGACAGGCGAAGTTCTTAGAGTCGTCGCTGATCAGTGAGCGTGAGCTCGTGCGAACGATCGTCGCGAACTCGATGAAGAGGGAGATGGGACTGTGACGAGCTGGCTGAGAACTCTGCGCCACGAGATCGCTCAAGCAACAGCGAACGAGAGCGACGGACTCATCGACTACGCTCTGCCGCCTGCTGTGTATGCGTCAGCTGAAACGGGCATCTATGGGCTCGTGTTGCCTGAGAGTCCTGATCGTGCGATCGCGCTGTCGATGAATGTCGTCGATGAGCAGATCGAAACGACTGTCGCTGTGCAGTTTCGCATGAGAGCTGAGAATGATGACGAGCTTGACTTTATCGAAGATGCCTTGTCGCAGAGCTGGACTTCCCGTCAGGCTGGTACTCTCGGGTCAATAGTGCTGATCATGTCGCGCTGGGCGTCTGGTGCGTCTCTGGGTCAAGACAGCTCGAACAGAATCACCAGATCGGTGAATTACGTTCTCACGGTCGAGCGATCGCTGAGACACCGAAACTAATGAGGAGAGTGTCATGACCTACACAACCAAAACGCCGCTTGGCGCTACTACTACGAACCGCAAATGGCAACTCGACGTGAACAACAGCGCCAGCGCTGAGACACCCGTTTGGGTTGGAGTGTTCGGTATCACTGAGCTCACTGCGCCGAAGATCGAGGGTTCACTTCAGGATGACAGCGACTTCGACGGCGGGGGCTGGAAGTCGCAGACGAACACTGCGAACGCGTGGAGTGCTGAAGGCAAATGCAAGCGCGCGATCAAGCCTGGCTCTGACCCTGTGCAGTACGACGACGGACAAGAGCTGCTGCGTCAAGCTGGTCGAAACACTGGGGTCGAGAACAGCGTTTACATTCGACTGTACGAAATGGAGCCCAACGGCCCGCGCGTCGAAGCATATTCCGGGTACGCGGCTGTCATGTTCAGCGAAGACGGCGGCGGCATGGATGCGCTCAGCATGGCATCATTCACTCTGACTGGGCAGGGCGCACTCGAAGAGATCATTCACCCTGACGCGTAGTTCATCGCAGAGCGGTACGCTGAGAGAGACACCCGATGGGTGTCTCTCTTATGCGTTACTGACGAAAGGCATCTAATGACAGCTGATCTGAGTTCGTTTCTTGACTTCATGGAAGAGAGCGACGGCTTCGAGTCGCCGCTGATGCCGTCGAGGCTGCATCCAGAGGGCAAGAGTTATCGCGTGCCGTCGCCTGATGCGCTGACAGGGTTGCGTCTGAACGCGCTCGCTGACATCACGCTCAAGCAATCTCGCGGCACCCCTGTCAGTGAGAACGATGTCAAGCGTTTACGCATCGACGACGCTGACGAGCGTGAGTTCATCAGTCAAGTTCTCTCTGTCGAACTCGTCGACGAAATGCTCGTCGACGGTGTGCGCTGGGAGCATATGAAGCGACTGTCGATGTACGCGTTCACTTACTTCGCAGTGTCACGAGAGGCTGCAAATACGGCGGCTGATAATGGACTCTTCGCGGGAAAAGAGCTGGCCCCGACGAATCGGGCGGGGCGACGGAAAAGCCCGAAGAAAACAGCTGGGGGCTCTCGCGGCATGAAGTCGACGACTTCGGGGAACTCTCGATCGGAAACATCATCAGACGGTGGCAACTCGTCGAGCTCGACTTCCAAGAAGTCTATGGAATCGATCTAAGTGATCGCAGTCTGCTCGCCGCGCGCTCGTGGCGATGGCTCTCTCTGCGTCTGATTGGACTACTATCAAGCGAGAGCAGAGTTCAGCGGGTTCTGAACCCTACGCCGGAACAGAGGAAAGCGCGTAGCGCGCAAACGTAGAGGAAGGCCCGCGTATGGCTCTCGATCTGGGCGAACTCGTAGGGTTCCTAAAGCTCGACGACAGTCAATTCGAGGGCACTCTCGACGCTCTGCCTGGCAAGATGCAGGGCAAGAGCGCAATGTTTCTTGGCGCTGGTGCGATTATCGGCGGCGCTCTCGCTGCTGCGCTCATCAGCGGAGTGAACAGCGCGCTCAGCTTCGAGGAAACAAACGCGAAGATCACTGCTGGATTGGGTTTACTGCCTGAAGAGTCTGCTCGTGTGGGCACTCTCGCGGGTCAGCTGTACTCACAGAATTACGGCGCGAGCATGGAAGAGGCTCAGACTGCGATCGCTGGTGTCGTCACTGGAATCTCTGGCATGAAGACGGCAAGCGATTCGAGCGTCGAGGGTATGACAGCGAAAGTGCTGAACTATGCGTCAGCGTTTGAGCTCGACGTTACAGATTCGATCGGCCAAGTTGAGCGTTTGATCTCGACTGGTTTGGCTTCGTCAGCTGATGAAGCGATGGACTTGATGACTGCGAGCATGCAGAGAGTTCCTGAAGCTCTGCGTGGCGATATGCGCGACGCGATAAACGAATATGGGCCGCACTTCGCGAGTCTAGGGATAAGCGGTGAGGAAGCGTTTGGGCTGCTCGTCGCTGCGTCAGCTGACGGTGAGTTCGCGATCGATAAGACTGGCGACGCGCTGAAAGAGCTGACGATTCGATCGACAGACATGAGCACGGCCAGCTCTGAAGCTTACGATGCGCTGGGGCTGAACGCTGAAGAAATGGCGGGGCGCATGCTCGCGGGCGGAGACACAGCTCGCGGCGCTCTCGACGACATCGTGGAGGGTCTGCTCGGCATGGAAGATCCGACAGCTCGCGCGAACACTGCGATCGCGCTGTTCGGAACGCCGATCGAAGATCTCGGAACGTCACAGATTCCCGCGTTCTTAGAGAGCTTGCAGACTATGGGCGGCGGCATGGCTGATGTCGAGGGCGCTGCTGCAAAGATGGATGAAGCCATGTTCGACACTGCTGCAAACGGGTTGCAAACTTTCCAGAGACAGAGCGAGCTGCTGTTCGCTGAGCTTGGCGAGAATCTGTTGCCGATCATTACTGATGTCTTCGCGTTCCTGAATGACAACCCGATCGTGTTGCAAATACTGATCGGCGTTCTCGGGTTTCTCGCTCTCGCGTTCATCGGCGTGAGCGTCGCGACGTTCATCATGAACAGCGCGCTACTGATGAGCCCGATTACTTGGATTGTTCTCGCGATTCTGGCGCTGATTGCGGTTCTGATCGTGCTCATTCTGAACTGGGACTCAGTTGTCGCGTTCATCAAGACTGTGTGGGATGGATTCATCGGCTGGATTACAGACTCGCTCGATTCGTTCGGCGTATTCTTCAGCGAATTGTGGGGACAGATCAGCACGTTCTTCAGTGAGCTGTGGGAAGATCTCGTCGAGAATGTCATGTCGATCGTCGACCCGTTTCTGGCCGGTCTGAATATCGCGTTCGAGCAGGCTGTCGGATTCTTCACTGGTCTGTGGCAGGGCTTGTCTGAGTTCTTCGTCGCTCTGTGGGAAGTTCTCGTCGACGGAGTGCAGACGACGATCGATAACTGGCTGACTGGTTGGCGGCTAGTGTTTGAGGGAGCTGTGTCGTTCTTCACTGGACTGTGGGAAGGCATCGAAAGATTCTTCCTGCTGCTGTGGGTGCGAATCGTTACTGGCGTGCGAACGACGATCAGAAACTTCGTCGAGTTCTTTCGCGAGATCTTCGGCAACGTGGGAACATTCTTCACTGAGCTGTGGGACAAAGTTCTCTACTCAGTGAAAGACACGTTCACAAAACTGTTCGACTTCATGAAAGAGATTCCTGGCAAGATTCTTGGCGTATTCATGGGAGTCGGAACGTGGCTGTATGAAGTTGGCCGCGATCTCATCACAGGCATGCTCGACGGCGTGAAGTCACTCGCGAGCACGATTGGAAAGTTCTTTCTCGATCTGTTGCCCGATTGGATTGTTGGCCCGTTCAAGGCTGCTCTTGGCATTCGTTCGCCGTCGACTCTGTTCGCCAGCTTCGGGCGTGACACGGTGCGCGGCTACTTGCAGGGAGTTGAGAAGATGCAACCCGAGATCGGTCGAAAGTTGGGTTCACTCGTCGACGATCAAGACTTGACGATCGCTGCCAGAGCGCTCACGCGCCCCGCTGCCGCTTCGACAATGATCGGGGCATCATCTAGTCGAGTCGTGAACTATTACGCGGCAGAGAATCAATCTCTCAGCTCTGAAGAGGCTCTGTTTGCTGCGCTGGGTTCCCCGAGAGTGGGTCGAGAATGACGCGCATCATGTCGCTGGTTTCGTCTGGCGGGAGTGTCGAGCTGGGTCGTTCGTCTGGCGTGCGAGCTCTCGCGTCGATGCGGGGCACGGGACTGCCGCCCGTACAAGTTCAGTGGTTCGAGGGAGCGGGCGACGGCGCGCAATATCGTGGCGCGCGAGTGTTGCCGCGCGTGCTCGACTTGACTCTGAAAGTCGAAGCTGCGGGGCGTGAAGTTGTGCGTCAGCGTCTCGGTCTGCTTGGGCGCATCTTCGCACCAACTGCGAGCGCTGTTCGTCTGACTGTCGATCTCGACGCCGAATCTTGGTTCGTCGACGTTCGACGAATGGGCGGCGGCGACTTCGGCTGGGCAGATGACACAGACGGCGCTTCATTTCTGAAGACGACTCTCACTCTTCAGGCTGGCGACCCGTACTGGACACGAGTTCGAGAAGATCAGCGCGTGATCATGCCGGGCGGGTTGGGGCGTGGCATGCTCGGCGGCGATCATTCGCTCAGTCAGCTTCGACTGTCGACGACGACATCGCTTGGCTCGACGACGTTGCCGAACTCGGGAGATGTCGAAGTGTACCCAGTGTGGACTATTCGAGCGCCGTTCACTGGCTTCGCTCTGACATCACAACGCGGCGAGACTCTTGCTTGGGGCACAGCTGGCAACGGTGTGTCGGGAGCGTCTAAAACTTCGGGCTTCATCGTCGTCGACATGACTCTTGGCACGGTCGTCGACGAGCTCGGCGTGAATCGTTACGACGGATTGGCCGTGAATCCGCGTTTCTGGGCGGTGTCGCCTGGCGCGGAAGTTGTGAGCGTCGTGCTTCCGGGCGCTGTCGACGATTCGACTGTCGTCGAAGTGTTGTCTCAACCGCGCGCTTGGGTGATGTTCTAATGCGTCGAGAAGATGTATTCGTACAAGTGCGCCGCCGCGATCTCACTCGTGTCGGCACAATTACGAGCGCATATCTTCAGCTGACAGCGACGCTGCGCTGGTCAAACGTCGGCTCTTGGGAGCTGAAACTTCCCGGCGATCACCCGCTGGCAGATGAACTGTCGACAGCTGGAAGCGGCATCATCGTCTCTCTGCGTGGCGAAGTCGCGTTCAGCGGGCCAACAGTCAAGCCCATGAGAGTTCGCGACAGAGTGAACCCGGACGGCACGCTGACATTCGCGGGCGTGACTGATGAGATTCTGCTCGCAGATGCGCTGGCGTTTCCGTCGCCGTCGATCGCGAACCCTGCCGCTCAGACAGCGGCGAACGATGTTCGCACAGGCACAGCTGAAACTTTGATGCGTCAATTTGTCGCTGCGAATCTCGTCGCGGGAACTGCGCCAGCTGGCCGACTGAGCGGGCTGCGACAGTTCATTCGACTGAGCGGTTCAGACTTAGCGCGCGGCGTAACTCTGACGAAGAGTCCGAGATTCCAAAATCTGTTGGAGCTGCTGCAAGAGATCTCTACGCTGTCGCCAGATCTGGGCTTCCGAGTCGTTCAGCGTGGCACAGAGCTCGCGTTCGAGATCGTCAAAGCTGCTGATCGTCGCGGCTTCGTCAGCTTCGACATCGATAACGGTTCAGTGACGAGCGAGCAGATCGAACAGTCAGGGCCGTCGCTGACTCGTGCGATCGTCGCGGGGCAAGGAGTCGGAGTTGATCGACTCATCGTTCAGCGCACAACAGCTGACAGTCTCGCGGGCGAAGCAACGTGGGGTCGAGTCGTCGAGCGCTTCATCGATCGACGAGATGCGTCTGTGCTCGCTGAGCTCAATCAGTCTGGCGACGAACCGCTGATCGCTGAGGGGTCAGCTGCAACTTCCGTGAAGCTGGTTCCGTCTGATGATCAGACGATGCTATACGGCATCGACTGGAATGCTGGCGATCTGGTTCGTGTCATCGTCGACGGTTCTGTGAGCGAGTCGAACGTGACAGGCGCGGCGTTCATCGTTGACGATTCGGGAGTGTTCGTCGGCGCATCTTTGGGCGATGTCGCAAACTTTGACAAAAGTGTGTCTCTCGTGAAGCGAGTCGACGACATCGAACAGCGTACAAGCAAACTCGAACGCGTCGAGTCTGGCTCTGGCGACATCGCTGCTCTGCTCGCTGCTCTGTTGCCCGCGGGCACGATCACTCAGACTGCTCGAACGACTGCCCCTGTCGGGTATCTGCTCTGTCAGGGTCAAGCTGTCAGTCGAACAGAGTTCGCGAGTCTGTTCTCTGCTATTGGCACCGTGTACGGAGTTGGCAACGGATCGACGACGTTTGGCATTCCTGACATGCGCGGTCGTGCGGCTGTTGGATTGAGTGCGACTGAGACTGAGTTTGATGCTCTGAACGAAGCGGGCGGCGCGAAGACTCATTCGCTGAGCACGATAGAGACGCCCGCTCACAGTCACACTGTGAGCGCGACGACAAGCTCGGACTCGCATACCCACACCTTCAGTGCGACGACAAGCTCAGACTCGCACAATCACACCTTCAGCGGCACGACTGACAATCATGACATTCGCGCTGGGTTCTCAAGCGGTGACGGCAGTTCAGGGTCAGATCGAATAAGAGCAGGGTTCGAGACGAACGGGCGATACACGCAAAGTCTCTTAGGCGGCAATCATTCGCACCCTTTCAGCGGCACAACAGCCTCAGACTCGCACAGTCACAGTGTCAGCGGCACAACAGCGTCAGACGCGCACGCGCACACAGTCAGCGGCACAACGAGCACAACGCCGACAGCTGGCGCGCACAATAATCTTCAGCCTTATCTTGTGCTGAACTTTCAGATCAAGACATGACGATCGCGTCTGAGCTATGAAACTTCACTCAGGCGCCTAGACTGTGCGACGAGACGAAAGGTTCCCAATGACTGACAAAGAGATCGAGCCCATCGAGACGGCTGAAGAGTTTGAGTTCGACAGCGCTGACGAAGTTCACGGCTTAGAGCTGGGCGAACTGACAGACGGCGTACTGCGAGACGACATCGAGGAATCAAAATGAGCGGATTCGTTCTTCCATCTTGGCGAGTCACTTCGCCGTTTGGCATGCGCGTGAACCCTGTGAGCGGCGTTCGACGCAATCACAACGGGGTCGACTTCGGGGCAAACTCGGGAACTGCCATTCTCGCGATTGCTGCGGGAGTCATCGAAGCCAAAGGCAAGAATCTGAGCAAGACAAATGGGTTCGGTCACTGGGTTCGCGTTCGTCAATATGACGGCTCGATCGGGTTCTACGCGCATATGAAAGCCGCGTCGCCGTTGCCAGCTGGCGCGAAAGTTGATCACTCGACAACTGTCGGCAGTGTTGGCACGACTGGCGCTTCGACTGGCCCTCACTTGCATTATGAAGTGATCATCAGCGGCAAGCCTGTCGACCCTGTGACATACGCAAACGCGCGCTCTGTCGGGGCTGCTGCGTCTGCGGCTGCTCGTGTTCATGTTGTCGCTCGCGGCGAGTCACTGAGCGCGATTGCGTCGCGCTACGGCACAACTTGGCAAGCTCTGTACGCGCTCAATCGCGACACGATTGGCGCGAACCCGAATCGTATCTTCGCGGGACAGGCTCTCACTGTGTCGACAGCGAAGACAGTCAAGTCAGCAAAGCCAGCCAAAAGCGCGCCTGTGGCTGCTGCTCGCGTTCATGTTGTCGCTCGCGGTGAGTCGCTGAGCAAGATCGCCGCACAGTACGGCACAACTTGGCAGAAGATTCACTCAGACAACCGCGTCGCGATCGGGTCGAACCCGAATCGTATCTTCGCGGGTCAGCGTCTCACAATCAGATAGAGGAAAAGATGCCCGAGTTCTCGTGGCCCTTCGAGGGACAAGACACAACAGAATCCCAGTTCTCTTCGTGGGCGCGCGCTCTCGTCGACACTGGCATCGTCTCAGGGCTCAC